AAAGGTCATGTGTATTTCCCTGTCCATCATATAGGTAGGCAAATGTGCCTCCGTGATATGTTGTTGGATCAGGATCTCCGTCTGTCAAATATACAACAGCACTTATCTTTTTCACATCAGCATCTCCATGCCTATGAGCCTTCTGCCATCCTCCCTTTTTGTATTCGATAATCCATAAAGCACATAAGTCAGTCAATTCAATTGGCAAACCTACTTCATCTATTATACCTTGTAAATGAGGTTTAAACTTCCATTCGTTTACATAAGCATCTGGATGTATGTTAAACTGCTTACCTCTATATGTGCTTGTTTGATCACTTACATCTTCTCTAGTTTCACTAGGAAATACTTTTTTGTCCCAATGAAAATCAAATTCTTCTTTGTCTTCATAGTGACTTTCAATTATCCATTGATGTTCATTTCCTAGTAAATGTGTTTTCATAATTCGTACTTTTCCCAATCTATATTTTCAAAGCCTTCATCTCTCTGCATATTTACAGCATGAGCTTTTACCTTACCCTTCCAATTGATATCATTAATTAAAACTCTACCAGTATCGGCAAATCCCATGATCAACATATCAAAAGGAATTCCTGCTTTTCTCAAAGCTCTTTCTGTAGCTTCTCTAACGCTTTCACGTCTACCGGTTATAAGAACAATCCTACAACCCTTTACTTCCCATTCCTGGAACTTTTCTCTTACGCCGGGTAGTATTTTAGCTTCTCTATAAACTATGTCATAATGTCCACCTTTAACGTATTCAAAAATAGTTCCGTCAATATCACATATTACTGTTTTCATATTTTCCCTTCTTGCCAATATTCTTGGTCATGCCATGTGTAGTCATATACTTGTTTTCTCCCATCTAGATCAATTTTGTATAGATCATCTCTTTTAAGTAATTCTTTGATTATAGTTTCTTCATTTTCTTCGTTTATTAAATCCGCAACAATACCTGCTTTTAAGGCTAGGGTAGGATCACCTATGTCCCAATTATTTTCCTTTAACCAAGCAAGGTATTTTGGATCTCTCAATTCGTAAGCTGAGTCAACAAAAGACGATGTCCATTCTCCTGTGACGAATCTTGTCCCAGATATATTTTTTCTTTCAATGTCTGTATCGCCGTCGTTAAAGACTTCCTTATGTGTTTTTCCTAGCTGAGAATAATATAAACGTAAACTACCAAACGGAACCAAGTCTGAAAAATCGTTGTAATGTTCTAATGTTAAATCTATGTGTATCTTATCGCCATAATATTTTCCGTTTTGATTTACTCCGTTAAGACTGCCAAACACTCCTGGCTTGTTTTTATTGCTATTAATAGAATCTATAATACCTTCTATTTCGTGACATAAGTTATTCAACATTCTTATACTAAAACGTGTAGGACTGCTGATATCTTCTCTTAGCCACCAAGGACTAGGATCCCATACTTGGCCTATTAGTGTTTCAAAATGATGGTGAACCTTGTTGAGTAATTCTTCTTGAGAGTTACCTTGTAATGCTTCTACTGTAAAATACAGATCTATTACAGGATAGCCTAAATTAGGAAGTTCGTTATTAATTCTTTTGATGTGTTTGTTCAAGCTATCACATAGATAATTAAGATTCCTTGAATAGTTGCTGTTCCAAGATGTTTGCCATCCGTGTAGGCAATAGGTTTTTTCTATAGGATGTCCACTTTCAAAAAAGTTTTTTACTAAGGCTTCCTTCCATACGTTTCCTAAACTTGTGTTCCTAATTTTATAATTCAATACGTAATCATCAAATTGTCCAGAAGTATCTCTCAATGTCAAAGCAATGTGGCTCATAGTTTAGACTCCTTGGCAACTTCTTTCACTACTTCTACGTCTGCTTGTTTCTTTTTAAACTTCATTGCCCAGTGTTTTGGATCAATTACTGTGTAAACAAATTCTAATTGTTCGTCATTAAACTGCGACAACATTTGTTTTCCTGAATTACAGTTAAGCATGAGCCAAGGACTAACTTTTCCGTCCTTGATATCTCTTGTAACTCTGTTCAATGTTGCGTGTCTAAAATAATCATTCCAGGGTGCTTCCTTTTCCGTACCCCAGTCCATCATTGTTTCAATTGTTCTTTCTACTGCTGTTTCCATACTTTCTTTAAGCACCAATTCATTTACATATACTTCATACAGTTCATCTCGGCACCAGTGATCCAATTTCTTTCCACTGGTTACTACCCAGTCAATATATTTTTCCATATACAAAGGTTTTACATTGTTAAGCCAACTACCAAATTTTACAAACGCATTGTAGTAAGGACTATCACAAAATTCCTTGTATGTTTTTTCATTCTTAGTGCCAGCACTTAGTTTGTAGAATCTTGTAAACGCATAGTATCCTAGTTGTACGTGCTTTTCTTTTTTCTGTAAGTGTCTACGTTTCTTTTCACACATATGAACTGCTAGTGTTTTTTCTCTAGTAAAACTAGCACCACAGTATTCACATTTGTAAGGTTTAGATATCGACACTTTTCTTATCCATCCCGTATGCCTCTCCAAGGGCAAATAGTTCTTTTTTTGTAGATATTCTAGCAAGTAATTCTACCTCATCTCTTTTCATATTAGGAAAAAGTTTTTCTATAAACTTAACACTCTTACTATTCGATCCGCTTTTTCTTTTGTGTCCAATCCATTCGTGATACTGAATATTCTTTGTGTTACCAGCTAAACAAAGCAACTGCCATAATAGCTTTTTATGTTTTTGTAACGTAAAAAAGTTTTTATTGTAGTATTCGTTTGTTTTGAATACTGCCAATTCTTGGCTATCTCTACTGCCTTTTTGTGAACTTACATATCTGTTTAACAAATAAAAACTTACCTGTTTCTTTTCATCTTCTGATAGTTCATCCCAAACTTCTTTGGCACCCATATCAATGGCCGCAAGTATATCTTTTAATGGTAATTTACTCATAGTATGCTACTGTATCACTCTTATGTTGTTCTATATTATAACCTAGATCTGTAAAAAAGTCAACCACTTTTTTGTTTTTCTGATGTTTATTTTCAAACATTACAACAGGTTTCCATTTATCAATTGTGTTATATGCTCCAAGACAAACTTCCATTTCTCCTCCTTCTACGTCTATTTTGATTAAACATACATTATCAAATTCAAAACTATCCAAGGTACGTTGGGCGACCGAAAATTGTTTTCCTGTTTTGAATCGAACCGTACTTCCGTGTCTAGGATCATTTTGTCCATTGTCCGGAATAGTCAAAACAACTTCTTTGTTTTTATCACCCAAAGCGTAAGGAAACATTTTTACTGTGGCAGGTATCAACAAGTTTGTTGTTGGATTAGGTTCAAAAGCATATATCCTAGGAAAGGTAGAAACTAATGGAGCACTTGTATCACCGTTGTGAGCACCAACATCAATATAAGTGTGAAACTTCTTAACATACGGTAATGCCCAATCAGTTATTTTGTGGACGCTCATTCTTTGTAATCCATTTTCTTAGATCTTCTTTTGTGTTTATTTCTATTCCATCAAAATCTACTCTAGTACAACCTATTTCCCATCCTGCTTTTAACCATCTCAGTTGCTCTAACTTTTCAACTTTTTCTTCTTGTGTGATTTCTAAACTAGGATATAAATTCAAAGCATCGTTACGATAAGCATAGATACCAAGATGCCATTCACCATAGCCCGTCATACCTCTACCGAACCAAAGTGCTTTATCACCTGCCCGAACCATCTTTACTGTACTTGGTTCGTCTTGTTGTATTTTAGGCATATCGGCATATAATGTTGCTATAGGATAATACTTTAAATATTCAACCACACTATCAATCATCTTGGTTGTTATATCAGGCATGTCTCCTTGAACATTAACGAAGTTGCCATAGTTCAGTTGTTTAGCCGCCATGGCACATCTTTCTGTACCGTTACTTGCTTTTCCTGTCATTACATAGTTAGGTACCTGTGAAGCTATTTCTTCACTGTCCGTAACCACATAGGTATCATAATCTGTTTGATTACAAATATCAAATATCTTTTTTATCATTGGTATGCCATTGAGTTCAACCAATGGCTTATTAGGATATCTTTTGCTTTCAAGTCTTGCTGGAATTAGAATAGCTGTACGCATGTATGTCCTTTATAATTTTTTCAAAGTTATCAAGATGAACCATGTTAGGTCCATCACTTGGAGCATTATCTGGATCCTCATGTACTTCTAAGAAGAAGTTTTTGATTCCGAGTGCCGATCCTGCTCTGGCAAGCCCGGGAACGTAAGCTCGATTGCCACCAGATGATCCACCCAGACCACCAGGTTTCTGAACGCTGTGAGTAACGTCAAAAACAATATCGGCATCAATATTATTAAGCATATAATCAAGTCCTGTAAAGTCAGTAACCAAAGTGTTGTATCCAAAACTTGTTCCCCTTTCTGTTATCCAAACTTCCTTCGCACCTTTTGTTTTACTTAGAATACCTTCGACGTCCCAAGGTGCTAGGAACTGTCCTTTTTTGATATTAACTATCTTATTTGTTCTACATGCTGATTTAATTAAATCAGTTTGTCTACATAGGAAAGCAGGAATCTGTAAGACGTCTACTGCTTTGTCATGGTATGTACAAATTTTTAGAATTTCGTTTTGTGTATGTACATCTGTTAATGTGTTTATGTCTAAAGCAAGTTTTAATTTTAAAAAATCTTTCATGGTTTGATCTAAACCAATACCACGTTTACCATCCGCACTTGTTCTATTTGCTTTATCGTAACTAGCTTTGAAATAGTAAGTCATTTTGTATTTGTCGCATATCTTTTTACAAGTTTTTGCTATAGATAAACTTTGTTCAAATGTTTCGTGCTGACATGGACCTGCTATAATTTTCATTTGTCGTCCTTTACAATATAATAAATTTCTTTTAACTTTTGTATGTGTTTTTTTAAAATTTTGTGTTTTTCTGAAGCTATCATTATATCTTTCCATTCATCATAATCTACTACCCCCATTGCTTCAGCTACTGCTTTTGGCTCTCCGCCAACCACCCATCTTTCTATCATATTGTAGGGCGGGTCACGATAACGAGCGAACACAACACCGTTGGCCCGCTCGTATATCAAAGGTTGATTTGGAATCAACGTTCCCATTACACCGCTACGAAGTATACCACACTTACTACCGCAATAGCAATGCTACCTGCGTTTAGTTCGTCATACTTACCGCTTAGTGCTTTGATAACTGCGTAGGCAATAAATCCTAAGGCAATACCATGGGCAATACTAAACGTTAAAGGCATAAGAACAGCCGCCAATACTGCTGGGGCATACTCAGTTACGTCTTTCCAATCAATGTCGGCAATGTTACGTAAAAAGTATGTAGCAATAAAGATTAGTGCTGGCGCCGTTGCGAAAGCCGGAATACTTTGTGCCAATGGAGCAAAGAACAAGCAAGCCGCAAACAGTACCGCGACTGTTACAGCAGTCAGTCCTGTTTTACCACCTTCTTTGATTCCCGCACCGCTTTCAATATACGATGTTGTATTTGATGTACCAACTAAGGCTCCTGCCGAAGTT